AATTTACCTAATGCTGGCACAACCTTATTCACAACAAATTCGACTAATTCTTGGATTATTGGGAGCAAACGCGCGCCAATTGATTCTTTTGCCTCGTCAAATGTGACTTTAAGAATTTCAAGTCGGCCAGCAAATGTTTTAGAGTTTTCCGCAGCTGCACCGCCAAAGAGATCTGAAAGTTTGCCTTGGACTTCTGTGAATGACATTGCTTTTAATTCGGCAGATGATAAGCCAATCCCTAATCTGCCAAGCGCGGTTGTGTTCCCGTCATAGGCTTTGCCTAGGCTGTTTGCAACGCTGTCAAGGCCTTTGCCTGTTGCTTGGCTAATGTCTAAAGCAAGAGAGAGAAGATCCTGTGCCTTTGTGACGTCGCCGGTTGAAAGAGCAAGCCGCGAAAGAGCTGGCCGCAGCTTGTCATCTGCTACGCCAGTCGCCAGTGATGTTTTAAGTATCTGTTTTTCAACTGCGGCAATCATGTCATTTGTTGCGCCGGTTGCATTCTTAAGAGATGTGGCAAGTCGTATCTGCGCGGCTTCGTCCTCGATTGCAGCTTTGACGCCGTCAACCGCAAGCTTTACCGCGTAAGCACCGGCAGCTGCGGAAGCTGCGGCAAACGCTAGTCCAGCCTTCTTGCCAAATTCGCCAAGTTTGCTGCTCGATCCTTCTACGTCAGCGTTGGCGCTATTGAGTGATTTTTTAAGTTGGTCAACGTCAGCAAGTATTGAGAGCTTGAGCGTTCTACTTTGTGCGACCATTTAGAATTCCTTTAGGATCTTGTCAAAGGCATTTTCCCACTTGGCAATGATTTCCGGCTGAATGGCGCGCAATGTTGGATAAATAAACCAGCCGTTAGATCCGCCTTTTGGCGCTGAGCCTGACCAAATTGGAAACTGTTTGTATGTGTTAGATCCAAACTCATTGCCGCCCCAAAGCTGTTTTGTTGTGCCGCCGCCTGAGAATTTTTGACCTACAAAACCAAAGGATAATTCGCCAATCTTTGAGGACTTGGAAACTCTTGATCCGCGAGCAATTCTCTCAGCTGCGCGGCCTCGACTGGTAGCAGTGCCGATAATCTTCTCCTGAGCAAATTCTGCCAAAGCACCAGAAGCGGCTTTTGCTTGCACTGTAGCTTCTTCGTCCATAGCTTTAAACGCGCCTAGAACGCGACGCAGATCAGCCTTGTCATAGGCAATCTCAACGCTGTCCGCCATGTTGCTTCTCCAATATCTCAAGCGCTGTGTATATCTGCTCCGCCGTCTGCCATTCGCTCATTGGTATTCCAGTCGCCAAGGCTAGATCGACCAGAATGCGATTTACGCTTCCGGCGGCGTAGCTTTTGGGAGAACCTCACCGACTGTCACGTCCGCGACTGTTTCGCACCAGATTTCAAAGCCCTTTATTGGCTTCCCACCAGCTTCGCGCTTCATTGCATTCCACGCAAGAAATAGCAGATCGGCAATGCCAATCTTGTCTTGTGCTTGCGAAATGGTCTGGCCTGTCTTGTTTTCCCACTTCGCCCACTCTGGCGGTTGTGCGGTATATGTACCGAACTCGCCTGAGACGTACTCGATTGTGATTGGTAGTTTCATTATTTGCTCCCGTTTCTATCGCTTCTAGCTGAATGTAGCTGTTGGTGTTGTTGAGCAAAGCATTGCCCATGAGTCGGTCTGTGCGTCTGGTGCAGCTCCGCCAGCTGTAGGTGCTACTGGAAAAGCATTGCCAGTAAATACTGCACCGGTGGCTGTAGTTAAACTGAATGCGAGAGCTGTATTTGGCGCAGTTGTGAAGGCTGTCCACATTGCTTCAAAGAGTGATGAAGCGACGCCCCAGTCAGATAGAAGCTCAAGGTTTAATGTCCACTGATCGTCAATGTGCTTGTAAGCCTTGCCGTCTAGTGTTTGATATGTAGTGATTACAGGCGCGTTGACCAGTGTGACTGACGTAGCTTGCGCGTCATAATTGACGGTTGCAAGTGTCAAGGTTATGTCGCGACCCGTTACTATTGTTGTTGGCATTCGGTTTTCTCCTTAGATTGTCTGTTGTGTGTAGTAAGTGCTGACCGCGAGATCCGCCACTAATAGGTTTGAAGCTCCTACAGATTGCACTGTTGGACGCTGTACGTCTCCAACTGTGTAACCGGCAGGCATTGCGCCCATGATCGCAATAATGAGCTGCTCAAGATTATCGAGCGCGCCAGCTGTGTTGTTATAAGCAACAGCGGCAGTGACCACAAAGTTAATTTTGACCCGTACTTGGCTTTTGCCAATAGTTGTAGTTTCAAGATATGGCGCGTCTGGAACTATCACGCAGGCAGGCGGTATGACTGCCTCTGGCGGTGATGAATAGACGGAAGCTGCTACGCCAGCCAGAGCTGTTGCAAGTGTGCCGCGTACGTTGGTCGCGATTGTTGTTGGCGTAGGCATTTACATGGCCATTGTTGAGACGTCAATATAATTGCCTAAAAGGCCAATGACGCGGTTTTGTAAGCTGCGACCCATTCTGAAAGGTGACGGCGTAAAGTCCACGCCCTCGATCTGTCCACCGGGAGCGACCACGCTTTGGAATATCTCCACGCTGACGATTGTGACCGCTTGTTCAACTGCGTCAGTGCTTGCATAAAGCGTGGCCGCATTTGCCCCGGATAGGTACGCAACACCAGCTGGAATGACTGGACGGAATGTGATGTCTGCGTTTGTAACGGCTGCGGTAAAGTAAAAATAAGGTGCTGGATAAGCAAAGGGCAAATATGGAAATGGATCATAGAAATTTGAAGTAACGGTTTTTGTGCCGTTAAAAACAGCAGGTACGCAGCCACTAATGACAACACTCTGATCTGCCACAAATGTGTTTGGCTTTTGTGTTATGTAGTAGGCAACGTTATTTTGCAAATGAACAGCTGCAACGGCATTTTGATTGGCCGTAAGCAACGGCAAAATTACCTGCTCCGCCGAATTGATTATTGAATCAAGATAGGCGTCAGAATATAAAGCGACAGAGACGCCCAGCACTGTTCTAAGCTGTGAAGCGGTGATAATGCTAGGCATCTCTGTCCTTTCGTGTTCGACTGGCCTAGATACGGGAGCGCACCTAGGCCATGCTTAATTGATTAGGTTAGGTTGAAGCGACGTAGGCCACCGGCAAAGACGGCCTGAGCTGCAATGTAACCGTAGAGCATGATTTCGATTTCGCCTGTTGTTGGCACGTTTGTAGCCAATTGAAGCGCAGGAGATTCAAAAATCTCAATTGAGCGTGGCTCGATAATGAATGCTGATTCGTCGATTGAAGTTGAAACCATGTTTGGATCTACATAGTAATCAAGTCCAAGCACATTCCCACGAATACTGGTAGGAATTGCAGACCCAGCGTTATTCATAGGATTGCCAGCATTGTAGATTGGACGCCCTGTTGTATCTGTTGCGCCAAGCAATGTTGTCCAGATAGAAGTGCCAGATACAAATGACTTTGCTGTGCGCTTTGTCGCTGTGTATGCAGCTGGTGCTTCTGTTGATACGAATGAAATCAAACCAGCTGAATCTGCTGCTGTTGCTGTTGCCTGTGTACCGCCAGCAGTAATTTGTGCAATTACATAAGCGTCGGTTGCCTGAGCATAAGCGTCGCGAAGATTCTGGAGCATAATTTCATAGAAGCTCGGATCTGACCTGTCGAGCAATTCCACGCTGTAGCGCTGGAAGCCCATTTTTTTGATTACTGTGGCATTTACATAACTGGAAGTAATCGCGGTTGTGCCTGTTGGGTCGCCGCCTTCTGCAACTGTTGCAGCAGTGCTGTTAGCAGTAATTTTAGGGATAGACACTGTCATGCCATAAGTTGAAAGCGGACGTGTTCCGCCGCAAGCTTCAATTACTGGACGATCAGCATTTGTGTTTTGTGCAACGTCGCGCACGTAAGATACTGGTGAGAACGCTGGATTTGTTGTAAATGAATCGTCAGCTGCCTTGATGTACTGGCGAGAATCTTCATTACCAAGTCCGGCTTTGATTGAGTGCTCAAGATATGAACCACCTGAAATAATCGGTGATCGTGGTGTTGCGAAATAAAGCGGACGAGAAGCCTCGACCTTTTCGACTTTGGAAGCCTCAACCGATTCGGCTGGGGCTTCGGGAACGGCTGTAGGTGTTTCCACTTGCGTTTCTCCTTCGGTTGATTGTTCCTCTGTCTCCGGTTCGGATTCAGAATTGTTGTTCTCACTAGCTGCAATTTCAACCTTCGCTGACGCAATGGCCGGATCTGTAACCAATGAAACTTCTTTGAGCGCACTTGCGCTAACTACTAAAACGCCTTCAACGTTTTTGTATTTCTGAGCAATAACGCCCACGCTAAATCCGTCGCGTAATCCGGTGCTGGCCTCGACTAAGGCGTCAGATCCTGCGGTTGTTTGGCCGATAGAAAACGTCGCGTAAATGCCCTCGTCGTCCTCTTCATAGCTTTTCAAAAATCCGATTGGACTTTCGCGGCGGTGCTCAAGCAATAATTTTGTTGTTTTGCCCAAAGTAATTGAGCCTTTTTCAAACATAGTCGATCCAGAGCTAGTGACGCCCTGTTCATTCCACGTGACAATGCGGCCAGATAATTCGCGCTTTGGAAAATCTGTGGCCTCAACTTTGATTGAGAAGTCCATTTTGATTGGCTTTTGGATACTGTAGGTCATCTGATCATCTCTTCTTCTAGTCGGATTTCATCTGAAGTTAAAGCGCCAATATCGTAAAGAATTTTGTACACGTCCGCGCGCTCTTTGGCTGATCCGCGCAAATAATCGTCTAGGTCAAATTTAACTTCTTGGCTTGCTGGTACAAAGTCATTTGGCATGCCAGTCATTGATAAACGCTCTTCAATCGCGCACATAATTGGGCGCAAAGAGAAGTCCAGCAAAGATTGTCTAGCCAGAGTCGCATTGCTATAGGTCATGCTGGATCCTGATTCAGCGTCCACGTAATAGGCCGGAATGCCTGTGACGCGAGCAAGTTCTGTCGATACGTATGAACGGGCTTGATTGAGCTGTAACTTCTCAGGGTCGAAACCAAGTGTCTGCAATTCAACGTCCGCATTGAGAAATGCTGTTGAGCGATTGCGTCGAGCTTGACCCCAAGATTCAAGCAACTTTGCAATGCGATCTGCTGGCAATGCAGTGCCATTAGATTTTAAAACCATTGTAGGCACTGGTTCGCGCGCGTACATTGTCGCTGCGCGTTCTAATTCTGCACCAGCCTTAATTGTGCGACCGGCTCGATTTAGAATGCCCTCGTCAACGCCGTAAAAAACCGCCAAGCTGCCAACGCCCTCATAAGGTGCTGGGATTGAATCAACGCAGTAATATTCAATCTCTGTTCCTTGCGCATTAGTTTTAATTGTGACGCGTGTTGGAT